AAACTTCAGAAAGCAAAGGAAAAGAAATGATTTATTGCCCAGACAAATGGCATTTTGTAGATACAGGTACTTGTGTTAAAGTGTTTGCTACATGGTTTGGTGGTTACGTGCATGGTGATGAATGGAGGCTTAATTCAGGTTGTACTAAGATCATTGAAGAACCAGATTGCTATGTAGTATATGGTCATTCAGGGAGCGTCTATGAGCTTGCTAAAGGTTATGAAGGTACGTCTGCTTGGAGTAGTTCTGTACTGCATGAATTTATTAGGAAAAATGAGAATTTTGTTATTATTTCGCCTGAAGAGGCACTAGCACTTGTTGAAAAGTACTATGAAGGAACAAAGTGAATAACTTTCAATTATCAGGCTTTAATTCAATGCTGGAAAATGCTCTTAGCTGCCATAACAAAGACCTGTGTGCATTGATACAGGTTTGTACCGCAGAAGAAGCAAAACAAATTATTGGCTTAGTTTCTAATAGGTACAAAGTAAAGCACCGTGACGCTCAATATGTCATTACTCGCGGAGAAAACTCATGCCTAGTTTCTGTAGTAAGAATGATAAAAGATGACGACTGGCTAAGTATCTGCGCAAGAAGTTTTAATTTTGTAGCGTTTACGCAAGTTAGTGAAGTATTGAAATCGAGAATCTTGTCAAGACTAAGACTTTGCCCGTATGCTGCATACGTTTATGCTGATAATTATCTTGAAGAATTCAAATTATGAATAAAGAACTGATAAATAAAATAGCAAAGCAAGCAATTGCTAATATTGAGCACAAGCGGAATGACGAGCACGATACACGCTGGTGGATTCCTGAGTTGTACGATCAAGAGTTTGCTAGGTTGATTATTGAAGAGGTGTTGCATACAGCAACGTTGTTTGAGTACTCTGATTCATTAGACGACTATATTATTGGTCTTGAAGATGCTCAAAGACAGATTGTGACTGCAATTAAGATTAAGTTTGGAGTTTATGGTTAAAATTAAAGAACTATTTAAGGTTAAGTTTCATGAACATAAATAATCTAGATTCTGAGTTATTTAATGAACTTGGCTCAACAAAAGAAAGATTGAAGTATATTTCTGGTTGTCTGCAAGAATCTATTACAGACGGAGCTGTGACTAAACAGCTTGTTAGTCACTCACAATTAGATAGTTTAATTGCAAATACAGCCAATCTTATATTTGATATCATTGAAGAATGGAAAGATGAGTGCGTTATCTATCCTTCTTTATTGAAACGAATTGTTTTAGATAGAATCGAAAAGGATTTACCATGATACCACAAGATTTTCGTCCATTACTGGCTGTTGATTCTTCTAAAGTAAAGCAACAGCAATTCCCTATGCTTCTATCATCTAAGATAGACGGAATACGTTGTGTTGTATTTGGTGGCGTAGGTTATTCTCGTAGTCTCAAACCAATTCCTAATAAGTTTATCCAAGCATATTTCATGCAGCACAAGCATGTGCTTGAAGGACTTGATGGCGAGCTAATCGTAGGAGATGAAAATGCACCAGATGTGTTTAACAAAAGCACAAGTGGAGTAATGTCTCATGATGGTTCACCAGACTTTACATTTCTTGTTTTTGATAAGTACGATGCAAATGAAAGCTATGTCAAGCGCTTAAAACAAATTCCAGATAATCTACCTTTTAGAACTCTAGTGCTTAGGCAATATGAAGTCCACAACCAAGCTGAAGTAGATGAAAGAGAAGCTGCGTTTCTATCAGTTGGTGCTGAAGGGATCATGTTACGAAGTTTAGATGGTAAGTACAAGCATGGAAGGTCTGGTACTAAGAATCCAGAATTGCAAAAAGTAAAGCGTTTTAAGACTGAAGAATTTGAAATTGTAGGTTTTGAACCAAAGTACGTAAACACCAACGAAGCTAAGACTAACGAACTAGGACTTGCAGAACGCTCTACAAGCAAGCAAGGTTTAGTAGCTATGGATACACTCGGAGCACTGACTTTGAAGACTCCAGAAGGGCTTTTATTTAGTTCTGGAAGCGGTCTTACAGATGAAGCTAGGAAGCAACTATGGGAAATCCGTGATACACTTATCGGAAAGCTAGCTAGCATCAAGTTCTTTGAGGTTGGTATGCTTGAGGTTCCTAGGTTCCCTATCCTTAGAGGAATCAGAGATGTGATTGATTTGTGAGTTGTAGTACAATTTGTAGGTACTTTGTTGAGAAGTACCTACGGTTTGATTAAATTTTTATAGAATTATGTCTTATTTCAAAGCTGGTAAAGGAAGTAAAAATATGCAAAACACCGAAGAGCAAGTCTCTAAGGAAAAGCTAGAAGATGTCTTGAAGTATCCTTTCATGGATGCAAAAGATCGTGGAATTCGTAAAGAGATTTGCGAAAAGTTCGGAGTTCGTGCTGCTGTCTCTACTAAAGACGGTACAACTGTTGAGGCTTACTACTTCCCATCGTTTGATAAGAAAGGGAAGATTGTCGGCTTTATGAAGCAAGACATTACTAAGTCAAAAGAAGAACGAGGGCACTGGACTGCAATCGGTTCTGTCACCATCGGTAATAAGTTGTTTGGTCAGAACATTGCTGAAGGTCTAAACCGTAAGCGCAACAGTCTAGTTATTACAGAAGGCCAATGGGATGCTGTCAGTGTTTATCAAGCATTGGTAGATAACGTAAAAGGCACGAAGTATGAAGGGCTTGAGCCATTCGTAGTTAGTATCCCGCTAGGTACAGCAAACGCAGTTGAGGCAGTTTTGCACAACGAAGAGTTTTGCAAATCCTACGATTCGCTTTGTCTTTTCTTAGATGACGACTACTGCACACCAAAAGAGTTAAAGCAGGGAATTATGAAAGGCCACGAGGCCCGTGAAGCGATTGCCAATGCATTTGTAGGCTCAGGCATTGCTCTGATGACTGTAAGTCCTGATGAGGGATTTAAGGATGCTTCTGACTATATGCAGGCAGGCAAGAGCAGCGACCTTGCCAAACTCGTTCAGTTTGGAAAACGAGCATATTCAGCAGAGAAGATTGTCAAAGCAAGTGAAATCTCATTAGAGACCTTGCTTGAGCCACGTCCAGAAGGAATTTATGTAAATGCTTTTCCAAAACTTATGGACAAGATTCACGGGTTCAGGACACGCGAACTGTGTCTTCTAACGTCACCATCGAATACTGGAAAATCGACAGTCTTATCTTTATTCGCTAATGCTTTTGTAGATTCTGGAGAAAAGATTGTTATGATTTATCTAGAAGAGACAAACAAGGAAACTATGCAGCGTTTGGTAGCGCATAAGTTACGAGTAAATTATCTAAAGTTTAAAGATAAGCCACTAGAACTTGCAAGCATGGAAGAGATTCGTTCTGCTTATGACGATATCGTTAATAACGACAAACTTGTAATGCTTAGTCATTTTGGCTCTATGCCAGTATCAGAACTTATGAATAAGATTAAACATATGCACTTGGTAGAGGGATGCAAATATATCCTATTAGATCACTTATCTATGGTTATTTCTGGCCTTGAGACAGACAATGAGCGAAAACAATTAGACATTGTAATGACAGAACTTGCGGCATTTTGCGCTGCAAATGATGTATGTGTTATTGCTGTCTCACACATAAACAGGACAGGTGCATCACAGTTTCAGGCCCCTAAAGGTAAAGAAAACGAACCATACTGGGTTCAAGTTACAAAGGAGCAGATGCGTGGTTCATCCAGTTTGGAACAACTGAGTTTTATTATTCTAGGACTTGAACCTCAAATCATGCCAGACCGCAGTCGTGGGAATGTCCGTTTAACAGTATTGAAGAATCGCCCGTGGGGCTACCTTGGTGTGGCTGATGAGTTCAAGATTGATGAAGAAACATGGGATGTTGTTCTTGCTCAAGAAGAGATTCCTGATAGCTTCTAATAACAAACTTGCCAGTCTTGTGCTGGTTTTAATTTATAAATAATATGATTGACTATAATAGTGTAGATTGGAAAGATTTCTTTTACTATGATGATAGTAGCCCTAGCGGTTTAAGATGGAAAATTAGTATTTATGCTGGAAAGGATCATAAAACACTTGTGAAAGCAGTAGGAAGTGTGGCAGGTTCTCTTGCACGGAACAAAGATGGTAGTACGAAGTGCTGGGACGTTAGGTTTAAAAATAGACTATATAAAGTTCATAGAATTATATGGATATTAAATAATAATGAAATAGAAAATGATCTTGTGGTTGACCACATCGACGGAAATCCTGCAAATAATTTGATTTCAAATTTAAGGCTAATTGATAAAGCACGGAATCATAGAAATTCTAAAAAATGTTCAAGAAACAAAACTGGACAAACAGGAGTACATTGGCAATATATGAACAAAGGCAAACATCTATACGCAGTTGCAAACATAACTCTGAATGGAAAACAACATTCTGCTAGATTTAGTACACATAATTTTGCAAATGCATTTGAAATGGCAGTTTTGTGGAGGAAAGCAAAGTTAAAAGAGCTGAATGAAATAGGTGCAGACTTTACTGACAGACACGGAACATGAACAACAGCCCGCACACAAGGCGGGCTTATTCTTGTTGTACGCACCGTATTCTGTTGACAATACATACTTCTTGTGGTAAAATTACATTTTATACTAAAGGAGACAAGTATGCTTCCAGAAAACACAATGGTCTTAACACCCAATGGTTTTACAAAAGTTTGTGATTTGAAACAGGGTGATCTTATATATAGTTTAGATAAAGAGCAATCTACCCTTGTTAAATCCCCATTACTATCAAATGATAAAACATTTGAAGATGTTCTCTCGCTAGAGAACAGAAGAGTTCAACTACTAGGGTCATCTAATCTTAAATTAAAAGGTTGGAGGAGAAGCAAAACAAGAAACAGACCCTCTATTAACGTAGATACAGAATTTAAAATCA